ATAGGTGAACACCCACAACAAGTAGAAGAGATGGACAAACTAATTAATAAGATTTCTGAAGCTGAAGATAATTTGTGTACTTTACATTTATTTTTTGGTGATACAGGTGAGAGTGACGATGATAAAGGTGACGCTAAAACAGGCTGATACTGGCGAAGAAGAAACAATAGAAGTTCCTGAAAACACTACCCTAATGGAAGCGACACGCTTCTATTCTAAAAACTCATATATTAGAGGAATAGAAGGTGATTGTGGTGGCACTTGCTCTTGTGGCACTTGTCATGTTCATGTGTTACCTGAATGGATAAATGTTACAGGTGTTGCTAATGATGATAATGCTGAATTATCTTTGTTAGAATATGAACCTAACTTTGATGAGAAATATAGTAGATTGTCTTGTCAAATAGTTTTAAAAAAAGAACATGATGGATTGGTTGTTATAGTACCGTGAGTGATTTTTATACAAGTGTTATACCTTATGGTAATGATTTATTAGTTCGTGGTATTCAAGGCGGTGAAACCTTTAGTGATAAAGTTCCTTACTCTCCGACTTTGTATCATAAGTTCAAAGATAAAACTAGATATCGCAGTTTAACTGACCAATATCTTATACCTAAAAAATTACCTACAATTAAAAAAGCTCGTGAATTAATTGAAAGATATAAAGACCACAAAAACTTTATATTCGGTAACGAGCGTTTTCACTTTCAATATATTTCAGAATATTATTCTAACGACATCGATTGGGATAAAGATAAGATAAGAGTTTATACTATTGACATTGAGGTAACTGCCGAACAAGGTTTTCCTGATGCAGAAGAAGCAATAGAACAATTACTTTGTATTTCATTAAAAGACCATGCTAATAAAAAAATGTTAGTTTGGGGTATTGGTGATTTTAAAAATACTAGAGATTATGTTGAGTATATACGATGTGATACTGAAAAAGATTTAATTCAAGAGTTTCTAAAATTCTGGATGCAAACCCCTCCTGACATAATAACAGGTTGGAATAGTAAATTTTTTGATATGTATTATTTGTATAACAGAATTAAAAATGTATTTGATGAAAGAACTGCTAAAAAATTATCTCCTTGGAATATTGTTCAAGAAGAAGAAATTTATACTATGGGCAGAATACACAAATATATTAAACCACTTGGTATTGCACAATTAGATTATCTGGACTTATATCGTAAGTTTACAATTACAGCACAAGAAAGTTATAAACTAGACCATATCGCTGAAGTAGAATTAGGTGAAAAAAAAGATGATAATCCATATGACTCATTTAAAGAATGGTATACTAAAGATTATCAATCATTCGTAGATTATAATATTCAAGACGTTGAGTTGGTCGACAAACTAGAAGATAGATTATCTCTTATTGAATTAGTTATGACTATGGCTTACAATGCAAAAGTTAATTATGAAGATGTTTTTTCACAAGTTCGCATGTGGGATAATATCATTTATAATTTTTTAAAGAAACAAAATCTTGTTTGTCCATTACGACCTGGCACACAATCTAAAGATGATTTGGTTGGTGCTTATGTAAAAGACCCACAAGTTGGTTTACATAATTGGGTTGTAAGTTTTGATTTGAATAGTCTATATCCTCACTTAATTATGCAATATAATATATCACCTGAAACTAAACTACCAGAAAAACAATCAGTAACAGTAAAAGGTTTAATTGAAAAAAGATATGATTTAGGTAATTTAAAATTGCTAAATAAAGCAATGGCTGCAAATGGTACGGTATATACAACACTTACACAAGGTTTCTTACCAAAGATTATACAAAAAGAATATAATGACCGTGTTATCTATAAAAAGAAAATGTTAGAAGCACAACAACAATATGAAAATACAAAAGATAAAAAGTATGACAAACTTGCTAGAAAATATTATCTCATTCAACATTCTAAAAAGATTTCTTTAAACTCTGCTTACGGTGCAATTGGTAATCGTTATTTTAGATATTTTGATTTTGATGAAGCTCAAGCTATAACCACATCAGGTCAATTATCTATTCGATGGATTGAAAATAAAGTTAATCAATACTTTAATAAAATGCTAAATAATAAGAAAGATTATGTTATTGCTTCTGATACAGACTCAATCTATGTTAGTTTTGATGACATGGTTAAAAAGTTACCAGAGGGAACACCGAAAGAAAAAATTGTAAAAGTGTTAGATAAGTTTTGTGAAGAAAAGTTAGAACCATTTATGAATAAAAGTTATCAAGAACTTGCAGACTATGTAAATGCTTTTGAACAAAAGATGTTTATGAAAAGAGAAGTTATCGCTGATAAAGGTATTTGGACTGCAAAGAAAAGATATATTTTAAATGTTCATAATTCAGAGGGTGTGCAATATGCTAAACCTAAATTAAAGATGATGGGTATAGAAGCTGTTAAATCATCAACACCTAAAGTATGTCGAGCTAAAATTAAAGAGTCACTAGAAATAATTATGAATAAAGATGAAAACGCTTTGAGAGATTTTTATAGAAAATTTAAATTAAACTTTTCTCATATGTCACCAGAACAGATTGGTTTTCCTCGTAGTGTGAATAATCTTCGTAAGTATTCTGACCCTAACGGTATCTATAAAAAATCAACACCTATGCATGTAAAAGGTGCTTTGATATATAATCACTTACTTAAATTAAAAAAGATTACACACTTGTTTCCGTTGATATTAGAGGGTGATAAAATTAAGTATTTACATATTCTAACACCTAATCCATATCAAACAAAAGTTATATCTTTTCCAGCTAAGTTGCCTAAACAATTTAACTTACACAAGATAATAGATTATGAAACACAATATAACAAATCATTTACAGAACCTATGAGTTTTATATTAGACTCAATCAAATGGAATGTAAATGCATCTGCTGATAATACAATAGAAGAGTTTTTTGCATGAGAAATTTTAGATACACATTAGAAGATTTAAAAAATAAATCAGAACAAAAACTATTTACATATGCGACTACCTTTGCAGGTGGTGGTGGTAGTTCTTGTGGTTACAAACTATCAGGTGGTGATTGTAAATTTATGAACGAGTTTCAAGAAGTTGCTTGTGATACTTATATACAAAACTTTCCAGGGACACCATATCTTTGTAAAGATATAAAAAAGATGTCAAGTGAAGAAGTTATGATAACAGGTAATTTTAAACCTAGAGAGTTAGATATATTTGACGGTTCGCCTCCTTGTCCACCCTTTTCAATGTCAGGTATAAAACAAAAAGGTTGGAACAAAACACAAATGAAATACGGTCATAAACAAACTAATATCGAAGATTTAACATGGGAAATTATTAGGTTGTGTAAAGACATTCAACCAAAAGTTATTGTGTGTGAAAATGTAAAAGGTTTAACAATGTCATATGCAATAGACCATTTAAATAAAATGGTTAAAGATTTTGAAAGTATCGGATATACTACAACATACAAAGTTATGAGTGGTGTAAATTACGGTGTACCACAAAAAAGAGAAAGAGTTTTTATAGTTAGTATAAGAAATGATGTATTAGAAGATGTTGGTTTAAACTTTATGACGATTAACAATGTATTTCCAGAACCAATAGATGAGGATTTATCCATAAGAACAGCAATAGCAGATTTACAAGATAACGAGTTTAATAAACAAGAGGCAGAAGAATTAAGAGAATATATGAAAAAAACTTCGAAGTATAAATGGTTAGTTAAACTGCCAAAGAATCCTAATAGAGTTATGTCAGTTGGTGACGATGTTGTCACTCCACATTATCAAGAGTTATATGAAAAGGGTGAGATAAAAAAAGAAGAAATTAAAAATTCATTTTTTCAATCTAGAAGAGTACCTTGGAATCAAGCATCTCACACTTTACTTGAAACAGGTTTGCAACCAAGTGTTGCAGCACATTTACACCCAGGTGAAGATAGGGTGTTTACTACCAAAGAAGCTGGTAGACTAATGACATTACCTGATGATTTTATTTTAACAGGTAAGTTAGGGCAGAGATTAGCAAGAATAGGTCTAATGGTAGCACCTTTACAAATGCACTATCTCTCAAAAAGCATATATAGTAATGTATTAAAACCATATAAGGAGAAGCATAATGACACAAATCATTAATTTAGAACATGACTACGGTTATGAAGAAACTAAAGCTTCACATCGTGGTAAGTGGCCAAATGAAAAAGATTGGGATAAACTTTATTCTGTAAAAGATGAGGACTTTTCAATTTTCAAACCAGGTAATACTTTAGATGGTAAGAGAAAACCTCTTGCTCATGTAGTAGTTAACGCTTATCCTGATGATGAAGTTAGAAACACACTTTATAATATTAACGAAACATCGGAGATGAGAGCCAACGCAGCAGGGCCAATAGACCATGCACAAATGGAACGAATGGGTATGAAACTTGGCGTTGATTATAAAATGAAAAATGAAAACTCTTATTACAAGAAAATGAAAAATGGTAAATGGGGTATGATTGCATATGCAAATCAAATACATTCATTTATGATTGGTTATAAGAGAGGTAGATTTACCGGTGCTATCGATGGTTCAGGTTGGACTAAAGATAAAAAGAATGCTGAAACTTTTAAAAAGTTAGAAAAGATTGCAGAGTATAATGAAAATGCCTTTGCAAAGATTGACCCAGAAACTCATGCAACACAAAAGGCATTTGCAGAAACTAGTATTGAACCACAATGGAGAATTGGTGATAGTCCTATGACAACTTTAAGTGTCAATAGATATAGTTCACAAACTATAACCAAATCAATGTCATATCATTTTGATAGTGGTGATACTGATGCAGGTTTAACAACCATGTGTGTATTCAGACAAGGTGACTATGACGGTGCATATCTAGTTTTTCCTAGATATAGAATTGCTATCGAAGCACCTGATAATTCTGTTGTTATTGCAGACAGTAATCAACTACATGGCGTATCAGAAATATCTGGTGAAGGCACAAGATATTCTTGTGTTTGTTATTGTGATAGAAGACTTGCAACAAAAGGTCCTACTGGTAAACCTGAAAAGTTAATCGGTGTTGCTGCAAAGAAAACTGCTAGTAATTTAGAGGAGTTTCTTGGGTGATAGATAAGATT